TGCCGGTATCACCACTATCACTACTGGCGGAACCACCACCCTCACTATCGCCCCGTCCGTGTCTGGCACTGGCTATGAATTGAAGGGACTTAGCGCCAACCTGTCGGCTGCTAATGATGCTGCTGTTGAAGAATGGGCCGACACTATCACTGCTGTTCAGAATATCAATGACACATGGTTCATGCTGTCTACTGAATCTCACGTTGATGCTGACGTTCTTGATATTGCTGCTGCTGTTGAAGTGCTGGAAAAGATGTATGTGTTCTCTAGCCAAGCTAGTGCTGTGAAGACTTCTTCTACGTCTGATATTTTCAGCCAAGTGAAGGCTCTGAACTACGACAATACGTTCTACATCTGGAATGCCTCTGCCGACACCAACTTCATTGAATGTGCTTGGGTTGGTTACTTTGCTCCGGCTCAACCCGGCTCTAACCATTGGTGCTACAAGACGCTTTCTGGTGTTGTTGCTGATACGCTTTCTTCGTCTGAAGCCAACTACATCAAGAACAAGAATGGCTCCACGTATGAAGCTTCTATCGGTGGGCGTGATGTTGTGATTGGTGGCAAGGTTGCATCCTCTGAATGGGTGGATGTGATGATTTTCGTATTTTGGTTGAAGGCACGTATCCAAGAAGGTATTTGGTTCCAACAGATTAACAGCAAGAAGATTAGCTACACTAGCAAGGGTACTGCTGTTATTGAAGCTGAGATTCGTCGCGCTCTGGCAGAGGGTGTACAAGTTGGTGGCTTGGCTGATTCCCCTGCTCCGATTGTTTCTGTACCGAACGTGCTGAACATCACTGCCGCTGTCCGCGCTACTCGTGTATTGCCGGATGTTACGTTCACTGCTCGTCTGGCAGGTGCTATCCTCTATGTGGATGGTATTACTGGCACTGTGACGGCTTAATAGGAGAATATAATAAATGGCTTCTACTCGTACTTCTACATATTCTCCGTCTGATGTTAATGTGGTTATCTCTCAAGAATCTACCGGCCTGATTCATGTCATTGCCGGTTATGCTGAAGATAGTCACATTAATGTTGAACGTGACAGTGAAACCTATGAACACGTTACTGGTGTTGATAACATTGCTACTCGTGTCTACAAGGCTAACACCTCCGGTAAGGTTACTGTTTCCTTGGGTCAAGGTAGTGCTTCCAATGACATCCTCACCCTGCTGTACGCTAATGACCGCGCAAGCAAGAACAGCGATGGCTTGTTCAGCCTCACTGTTAAGGATGGCTCTGGTCGTTCTGTTGCCTTTGCTCAAGAAGCATACATCGGCGTTGTTCCTAACAGCCAATACGGTAACAGCTTGAACAACCGTGATTGGGTTTTCCATTGCACCCAGATGGAAGATATTATCGCTGGTAACTCTCTCATCTCTGCCGAAGATGTTGCTGCTATTCAACTGCTTGGTGGGACTGTTCCTACTGAATGGCAGGCTTGATAGCTTCTAGGGAATAATAATACAGGGCAAGGATGCCCTCTCTTTAATCAGGAGAACAAGAGTGTACACATATTCCCCTAGCGATGTTGGAATAACATTTGCTGGAATCAATATATCTGGTTTCAGTGCCGATAATGTTGTGCGTATCAATCGTGTTGACCCGCTTTATACAAGCAAAAGGGCGATGGATGGAACTGTATCCATAACACAACAACGATACAGCACATGGAAAGTGGATGTGTTTCTCGAACAATCCAGTGAAAGTAATGATTTCCTTTCTGGTGTTCAAAAGCTATTATTTAGTACAAACATCAGTGCAATGCAATATCTTCCCTTAATTGTCAAAGACAATAGTGGAACGACAATGTTCTTTGCTAAGGATGTATGGATTGAAACACTGCCTGAACTTGAGTTTGGACAATCACTTGCTACAAGACAATGGACATTCATGTGTAATGATGTGGAATGTTTAATCGGCGGGAATGCCGAAGATTTATCTGGTATTACAGAGGCTCTTGCAATTGCTTCAGCAATGCAATCAGCTTTTAATATCAGTCGTAATTATGTGGATGCTGCAATCAGGGTGATAAAATGACTTCAGTAGTTTATGACCCGTCACAGAATGAAGTGAGAATTGCTGGCTACGTCTTAACAGGCGTTACATCCATTAGAGTGAATCGTGGGACAGACTCTTTCAAGAACATTGATGGAATCGACCCTGTGTATTCTGCAAGAGTGAAACAATTCACTCGCCCCTTTCGCCTAACTGTCAAACTTCTGCAAACAAGCATTTCAAATGCTATCTTGCAAGACCTATACGCTTCGTCCGAAGTAAACGCCAACTCATTCTTTCGAGTTGAAGTTAGTGGTGCAAATGCCACCGACATGCAAAAACCAAATATATCATCAACAGGGTATATTATGTCTGCACCAGATTTGGTCAGGGATAATGACACAACAGAAACAGAATGGAGTTTTGTAGTTAATGCACTACAATTCACTGCTCTGACAGATTTGTTGTACTAACAATTTAACGAGGTAAATGAGAATGGCTCTTGAACAAGTAGATGTTCATCTGGGTGGCGTTGACTATAAGATTACACCTTTTGTTGCGACGAAAGGGTTGGTAATTGAAGTGAAGCTGGTGAAGTTGCTTGGCCCTGCATTCATGGAATTGCAGAAGGCTGCACAAGGCGATGGTAGCGAAGATGCTGTCCTTGGTGAAGCAATTAATGTGTTGATTGGACAAATGGATAAAGTGGACGTTGTTGCACTGATTAAAGAATTGGTGAGTAACGTTACTAAGGGGACAATGGCTATCAACTTCGATCAGGAGTTTGCACAGCGTTATGGTGTGCTGTTTGACTTGATTAAGGAAGTGTTGAAAGTTAATTTCTCTGATGTTTTTTCAAAGCTAGGTTTAGGCATCGGGGCTTAAACTCTAGCGAATCTGATATTGATTCAGGTACTAAACGTCTGTACAAAGAGATTGAAGAAAGGTTTACAGTTGATGTTCGTATTCTCAATCTCTTGTCTGCTGAAGAAGGATACTGTACGTATCACGAATTGCAGACAGTGTATAGCGTTCCCGACTTCTATGACATGCTGGAAATGATGGATGTTAATGCTGCATTGAGAGATGATAGCAGGCGAAGAAGCCAAAAAGAACAAAAATAACGGGAGAATAAGGCATGGAACTGGCAAAGCTATTTGCTACTGTAGGTTTTAAAGTAGACAAGGAAGGGTTGACAGCGTTCCGTGCTGAGATTGCTGATTTAAAAGTACAACTGAAAGAAGCAGCAATACAGACAGGGAAGTTGAAGAATCAACTGACAGGGTTGACTGCACAATTCAAATCATTCCAGAAGATTACGGACACCAAGGGTGTTACGAAGTGGATGGAAGGGATTGAGAAAAGTGTTGTACACCTCAACAACATGCAAGTTGCTGTTAGTGGGCAAGCTCAGAAGTCTGAGATGTGGGCTGATAGGTTCTCTGCTTCCATATTCAAACTTCATCAAGCTATCACTGGTAGAAAGAATGAAGTGGCTGAGTATGCACAAGCGATTATGTTGCTTGCTGCTAACTTTGAAAGACTGAAGGCTGCTACGGCGGGGATTGGTAGATTCCGTCAAGTTCCTCGTAGTGCTATCAGTGCCGGTGAAAGTGGATATGGTGGGGTTAGGGAAGGTGCTGGTAGGAGAGGTGGAAGTGGCAATGGCTACGAATCCAATCAATATGTAGGGTATTGGGGGAGGGCATCTGGTGTCGCTAAGTCCCCAATGGCTGCCATGTTGCGTCCCATGCTCCCTACTGGTATGGGCTTGTTTAATGCTGTTGCTGGCGGGTATGCAATCAAGGAGTTGATTAATACAGGTCGGGAAATGATGCAGATGGAGAGTATGCTAAAAGCTCTCTCCGGCGATGCTGAAACATTTAATAGCAATTTGAAGTTTGTAAAACAAACATCCGACGAATTGGGAATCTCGGTTCTGGACATGGGACGAAGCTACGCCAAGATATTCATGGCCGGTAAGGAACAGTTTGGAACAAAGGTGATGCAAGATAGCTTTAAGGGCGCTCAAAGTTATTTCCGCTTGTTGGGGATGAGTTCTGAAAAGATTAACCTTGCCAACAAAGCTATTGAACAGATGTTCAACAAACAACGTGTGATGTCAGAAGAATTGAAATCACAGTTAGGTGAACACGCTGCTGGCGTTATGGGTTACTTCGCTAAAGCTGCTGGTACGGATGTCACTGGCCTTGTGAAGCTGATGGAAGAAGGAAAGGTTGGTGCTGATGTAATTATCAAAGCATTAACAGCGATGGGTGAGTTTGCACGTTTGTCCCCCGAGTTCCAAAAGCAACTTAAAATGTCTGCTGCTGCACAAGAACGTTTCAACAATAAAATGCGAGAGTTTTCCCAAGTAATGATGGAAAGCGGCTTGGATGAATTGTTGACTGAAATGTTTGGTATACTGAACAAGATTGTCACCGTAATGACACCCCTGTTCAAAGGGTTGGTGTACGTTATTCAAGCAGTAAAGAAAGCAGTTAGCGCCCTATGGGACATGAAGGAAGTGTTGATTGTTCTTGGCCTAGGATTAGTGGCAGCAAACCTTACATCTATTGCAGCAGGTGTTCAATCTATCATAACAGTGATGCGTATCCTTGGGCCTTTGCTTGCAGGGGCTGCACTATCTGCCGGTGCATTATATGCAACACTTGCTGGTTTTGTATATGTATTTGCATCTATAGATGACTACATGAAAGGTGAGAGGAATTGGGTTTATGGGTTGCAGCTTATGCTAGAAATAGCTATGGCTAAGCTTGACCAGTTTCAATTGCGTGTACAAATCTGGTGGAAGCAGATGAAGGGGATGTGGGAGGGGTTTCAATTAGACCCATCTAAGTTCATTAAAGATAATGCTTTTGATATGTGGTATAAAAACCAAGACCCATTGACAAGGTGGATAGTTGATAAGGTTGGTGACATCAAGAAAGGGGGTATTACGTTCGGTGGTGATGCTGCATCACTCTACCCAACACCCCCCGCCGTGCAGCAAAACCGATATGCACCTAATATGCTCCCCAACAGTCCACTGGTTATTCACATTGACGCGAGCAAGGTGGCAGGCGCACAAAATGACCCTGAAAAGTTTGGTAAAGCTGTCGGTGGGGAAGTGGTGAGCGAATGGCAACGTGTAATGGGCGGGCTTGGTATTTACAAGTAAGCACAAGGGTAGGAGAACGATTATATGATTTATGTGCTAAAAACACAAAAGAACAATGATATTATCATGTTTGATACTATCACTTCGTTCTCCGAGTCTTATCAGGGGAGTGTAACATCCCACCCTGTTGAAGATGGAACCAAGATAAGTGACAACGTTGTAACTGAAAACGTAAGGATAAAGATTCAAGGGGTTGTAAGTGATTACAACTTCTGGAATCCTTTGAAAGACGCAGCTAATGCCTCTGTACCCCATTATAACATAGGTGATAGTAGATTTAGTTCAATGGGGAACATTGACACTAATGGTCGTGCAGTATTCTCTGATGAGCAAGTACCACAAGACTACACATCAAACAAAGATAATAGCTCTGTTAAGTCTGCGATGTTCACTGTCAGAGACAGGTTGATTCGCATTCAGCGAGAAAAAGAACTTATCACTGTCCTTGCTTACACATTAACTGGAAACGACAGCGAGATTACCCGGTATGAGAATTGTGTCATCACTGACTTGTCTTTCGATACTTCTCCTGATAGTGGGTATGCAATCTATCCAAACATCAGTATTGAACAAGTAACCACTGTCAAAGTAAAGACTCAATTTGCTAACGCACAACAAATAACAGAAGAAAAGGTTGCTAATCAAGCTAGTGGAGAAGATGGAAAAGGGAATAAGAAACCAGCTAAAGGCTCCGATTCTGCTGAAAAAGCAGCAGCTAAAAGAGATGATGCTTATACAAAAGTCGAGAGTCAACTCGAACTAGAGATGGAAAAGGCTAGGTGTCTTGAGCTTTGGAATAATATGCTAGCCTCTGGGCAAAAGTCTCCACCAATGTGCGCCATTCGTTTCAACCTTGTTGATAAAACTTCTGCACGCTCACTCTTTAATAATCCGGCGACACTATGACAACATTTGCGATTATACCTACATATGAGGGGACAGACTTCTCTTACTCAACTACCTTGGATAATAATGATGTTACCATCAGATTTATCTATAATACCAGAACCCTACACTATCACATAACCCTAACAACAAGAGATGGTAGTACGTTGCTTGAAGGGAGGAAGTTGATACATGATAATGCTATATCATCTTCGGAAATGTTTGAAGCGGGGATTACAGGTTATTTTAGGCTAATCCCTAAAAATGATCTTGTAATTGCAACTGAAGATACGTTGAGGAACCTTCCTAGTAATTACATCTTGGTCTACATTAGTTAAATAAAGAGGGTGAATATGCAAGTAGAAAATACTCAATGGGGTAGGGACTACCTGCTTACATTCAAAAACCCTGAGAATGGTGTCCTAACTTTTATTAAAGACCTTCGTATACAGTTTGATATTAGTTTATACGTGGACAATAGGACAAACACAAACAAAGGGAGTGTCTCAGTCTACAACTTAAAAGAAGAAACACTTTCCCTTATTAATACTCGCTTCGGTACACTTACACTTGATGCTGGATACGTTGGTAACATTAAGACAATCGTTACGGCAGATGTAATTAACATCAAGACAACTAAGCAGGGTGGGGATACGGTTACTATTTTTGAACTTGTTCCGGGATTTGTTAATACCGGGATTAAACGGGTAGGTGTAACATTCCCTGAAGATATATCTCTGAAGAGTGTTGTTGAGAGGGTTGCCTCTGAGTTACAGCTTTCTTTGTCAGATAAGTCCGTGGGCGATTGGACTAAAATTAAGTGTACATATGGATACACTGCAATGGGAACTGGTAAACAGGTGCTGGATGATCTTGCCAAAACTTATGCTATTGAATGGAACATTCAAAATACCACCTTGTCTATTAAAGATAGATATAGCACATCTGACTCTTACGAGAAGGCAATCATATTGAGTAAGGATAGTGGGCTGATTGACATTCCTTTTATGGACAGTGAGGAGATTAGTAAATCTGTTGGTCAAGCTCTTGACAAAGAAGATGAACTGTTTATTGAGCAAAAGAAACTCAAACCAAAGAAGGATGGTACACAAGCACTCTCGAAGAAATTCACAGTCGTCAGGTGGGGAGTACGGGCTAAAGCGTTACTTAATCCAGAAGTGAAGCCTAACAGTCTATTCAAAGTAGTGACAGATAATAAGACATTCGACAACTACTACAGAGTACGGACTGTTACGTTCCGAGGGGATAGTAGGGGTAGTGAATGGTACATGGAACTGTACGGTGATAGCGTTGAAGCAAATGAGATGAAGGGGTGAGAAATGGCAAGTGATATGACTATTGAAAGTGCCATGACAGCATTTCTTGAGTACCAGATGCGGAATATGTATACATCAATTCCGGCACAGGTTATTCAGGTACGAAGTGGTGAAGAATGTCGCGTAGATGTTAAGCCACTTATAAACATGGTATTTCCAAACTTTGAAGACATGGAGTGGGCTACAATTCCAAACGTCCCTGTTATGTATCCTGCTTCAAGGCAATCAGCATTCACCTTCCCTATTGAGGCGGGTGACTTTGTTTTGCTAGTATTCTCACAAAGCTGTATTGATGTATTCAAGGCTGGTGACGGGACAGCACAACCACCAAGCGACTATCGTACATTCAACATGAGAGATGCTGTAGCTATTCCCGGTATCTCTCCATTTGGTTTATCAATCAACAAACAAAGCAATCGCACCCTCCCACATTCAACACAAGATGCTGTTATTGTCCATAACATTGGAACAGCTACTGAATGTGAAATACGAATGAAACCTACAGGGGAGGTGAAGATTACGTCCCCTATAAAGATTGAAGCTATTGCCCCTATTGTGAACGTTACAGCCTCAACATCCGCTGCTGTGTCTGCCCCAATATCGACTGTCACTTCTTTAGTGTCTGCTGCAATTACTGCACCAATAGTAACGATCAATGCCACTACAAGTGTCGCTGTGACAACACCATCCTTTACTTGGGCTGGTAATACTGTTGCTGTCGTCTAAGGAGAATCAATGAATGGATATTAAATTAGATGACAATGGTGACATCACTCTCACAAGTGGTGAAAGCTCTGTAACAAGCATTGGCGCTGAAGATTTAGCACAACGTATTCGTATCCGGTTGAATACATTCCAAGGGGAATGGTTTATGGATAATACGTTAGGTGTGGATTGGTGGAATAGGGTTTTTGGTAAGAATCGTAGTAAGGCTGCTGTAGATGCTTTGCTGCAAGAACAGATTCTTAAAGAACCAGATGCTTTACAAATCCTTTCTTATTCTTCATCCATTTCAACAGACAGAAAGTTCTCTTGTTCTTTTAAAGTGAGGACAGAGAATGGGGCTATTACAGCAACACAAACATTCAATATCGTCCCTGCGGCATAAAGGAGAACTAAATAATGGCTGGACTTTCTAGCACAGGCTTTTCAGTAAAACGCCTGAACGACATCATTGCGGAACTGAAGGCTAAAGCAGAAAGCGAGTTTGCTTCTCTTGTTGAGCCGGGGGATATTGTCAACACCAGCGATACATCTGTTCTTGGTCGTTATATCAAGCTGTTTGCCGCCCCTATTGCTGATTTGTGGGAAGCTGCACAAGATGTATATTCTGCCTATGACATTAATGAAGCTACAGGGAATGCCCTAGAGAACATCACCTTGACAGGTGGTGTTGCTAGAAAGAGTGCTACAGCATCAACAGCGGAGCTTGTATGTTATGGCGACTACGGTACGGTTATTCCCGTTGATAGTAATGTTCGTTCTTCTTCTACGGGTAAAGTGTTTAGCACTGCCAGTGAAATCACTCTGGATGAAGGGTTGTGTGTGGCTGTACAGATTGCACCAGCGGTTGTTGCTAATTCTACGGCTTACAGCTTTACCTATCAGGTTTCTGGTATCAATGCTACTCCTGTTACTGTTTCTATCACTTCTGATTCTTCTGCTACTGAATCGGAGATTGTCAACGCTATAATCACTGAAGTTAATACTAACCATGATACATACTTGGTTGCTACACTTGTGGATAGCGAAGCACTGATTCAAGAAGTTAATCAAGGATACACTTGTACATTTGATGTTGGTACAGATTGGGACATCAGTAAGGTGAAGAAGAGTGTTAGTGCTACGTGTTCTGAAACTGGCCCTAACAGCCAAGCTGCTGACACAATCCAAAGTATTCAATCTCCTGTTATTGGCTGGAACACAGTTACCAACCCTTCTGCTGCTGTTGAAGGGACTAACATTGAAACAGACAGTGAATTGCGTACACGGTATGCTTTGGCTAAGTTCCAAGATAGTGTGAACACATACGAAGCAATCTATGCCGCTATTCTTAAAATTGATGGTGTGGAACAAGTTATCATTTACGAGAATGAAACTGATGTCACTAATGGTATTGGTGTTCCAGCACACTCTTTCTATCCAATTGTTTTAGGTGGCAACAGTATTGATATTGCCCAAGCTATCTGGGATAACAAGCCTGCTGGTATTCTTAGTTATGGTTCTGTAACAGAAAGTGTTGTAGATAGTCAGAATGTCAGTCACGATATTTCCTTTGATCGTCCTACAGACCTTCCCATCTACGTTGAAATCAACCTCACTACAGATTCTAATTATCCGGCTGATGGGGATGCTCAAATCAATCAGGCTGTGTACGATTATATCAACAGTTTGAAGATTGGTGAGGATGTTATTTTTAGTCGTCTGTACACGCCAATCAACACTGTTGCTGGTCATTATGTAACATCTCTGAAAGTGGATACCGTTGACCCACCCACAGGCACAACCAATGTCACTGTAGATTATTATAAACGAGCCACTGTCACTCTTGCTGATATTGTTGTCAATAGTTAATAACGGAGAAAAGCAACATGACTACAAATGCTTTTACCGAAGTTGATTATCTATCCCAAGGAAGGGGGAGGGTGACAGAACAGTTTAAGAATAAACCAGTGTTTGATGCCTACTTAAAGTTGATTATGGATTCCTTGAATGAACTTCAAGGGGTGTATAAAGACTTGATGCAACTTCGCAGTATTGATACAGCCGTTGGCGCTCAATTGGATTTGATTGGGGATATTGTAGGTCAACCTCGGACATTGGTGAATTATGACAGCACGATTGGCGGTTTGTTCCGTAGTGTTAATCAGGAAGAAGGGGCTGCTGCTGAAGTTGATGATGAGACGTATAGGTTTCTAATCAAGGCACGTATCATTGCCAATACAACAAGGGCAACTCCAGAAGCTATTATCAGCGGGATTAACTTTGTTACAGGGAATGCCAATACAACGTTGGTTGAACAACCCTTTGCTCATATCACACTTGAAGTGCAAAACAACCTGACTGATTTCCAAGCCTACTTTCTGAAAGGGTTAAGTGACCAAGGAAGTATTATTCCAATCCCCATCGGTGTCACCGTGGACTATGTATTCTTTGAAGAAGAGTATTTTGGATTCTACGAAGACCCCAATGCCCTCGGATTGATTGACCCAATTACAGGGTATGGTCATGGGTATGGGACAAGCTATGGGGAGTTGGATGAGAGCACATTGGTTGGTGGATATATCTCGGATTTACAATAAGGATGGATTAAAGAATGGCAGCAACAACTCTTCCCAATAACGGGATTCAATATGCTTGGGCTTTAGGGGAAGATAACTGGAATACTGGCATGGACGCCAACCTCCTGAAGATTGACACTTTGCTTCAATGCTCTGTTAAAGATTATACGATTACAACACCACCCGGCTCTCCTACGTCTGGCGACCGTTATATTGTAGCCACTGGTTCTACGGGTAGTTGGAATGGACAAGATGGGAAGCTGGCACTGTACATCAACGCCGCTTGGTCTTTCTACACCCCACAAAACGGATGGCTTGTTAAGGACATTAACAGTGGACGACTGATTGGTTATAATGGCTCTGCTTGGGTGTTAGACCCCCTCGGTGACAGGGCATACTCTGAAAGCCTTCTCACTGGCTTGTGGAATGACCGTGGGAACTTCAGTGCTGCTGGTGGTGCATATCCGTCCTCTGGTGGGAGCGGTACAGCCGGTGCTATTAAGAAAGGGGATATTTGGACTATCAGTGTAGCTGGTACACTGCCTACATCACAAGTTGTGGAAGTGGGTGATACAGTACGAGCATTGCAAGACACTCCCGGAAATACTCAAGCTAATTGGGCTATTGGTCAGAATAACATTGGATATGTGGCTGAGAATAGTGCTAATAAGGATTCATCTACATCCCTTGGTTCTAGCAATACTCTGTACCCAACACAAGGGGCTGTAAAGACCTACGTAGATACGGCCATTAGCAATAACACTACTGACCTTTCTACGGTTGTTGAACGTGTTACAAACTTCCGTCAACGTAATGTTAGTAACTATTTCTATCCATACACTATTACTAGCGGTTCTTCTACAATTACACAATCTACTGTTGCTGGTATTACTGGATACGAGAAAGCTGGTGGTGGGCAATATATCTCTACCAACTCTACATCCGCTAGTGTCGTATGCGCTATAACAATTGAAGCAAGTGGTACGGGTACTCAAAACCTGCACGACACATTCTGGACAACAGGTGGGGCAATGCAGACGATGATATATGCTTCACCGATGGTGAGATTGCCCTCTGGTAGTGATGACTTTGAATATCGCTTTGGCTTATTCTACAACGCTTATTACAATGGAACAAGTGCTGGAAACCAAGCATGTTATTCCTCTGACCCGTTTGCGAGTATTGATGCTACATCTAGTAATGACAGGGCTGCTGCATATTTCTATGTAGATAAGAACAGTGGATTCTGGAAATGCAAGAGCGGTAGTGATGCTACAACTGAAACTACAACCACTTCTGTAACAGCAGCTATTAATCAAATGGTGGCATTGCGGGTGAAAGTGGGGACAACTGGTGCAGTACAGTTCTGGATTGATGGGACACTTGTTGCTACACATAGCACTGGTGTTATCACCTCTGGTAAGCAATTATCCGAAGCTGTCTGTACATACAACAATGCTATTCAGACTAATGCCACACACGGTTGGTTTGTATCTAGCATGGCTTTCCGTCAAACACTGCCAACAGCACGTACTGGATTTGCTTTCATTTAATAACGGATTAGGAGAATAACAAAGTGGCAAAAGAAACTCGTCCGTCATTGACGTATAAATGGGCATCTGGTGGAAGTTTGAGTACACCAACCAATGCAAAGATTGAGCTTGGTTGGATTGTAGAAAAACCTCCTGTTGGTTGGTGGAATTATCTTGAGAATCGTCAAGACCAAGCATTGTCTTATCTATATCAACAAGGGATTCCCGAATGGGATGCTTCGATTGAATACCAGAATGGAAGCAGCTTTGTAACGTACAATGGAAACATTTATGTTTCTATTCAAACTGGAACAAATAAAAATCCAGCTTCTGAAACAGCTTATTGGAAACTGTACGGCAAGAAGTTTGTAGCTGCTCCGGCTTCTGCCAGTGCTACAGGAACATCTGGTGATTGGGCTGTTGATGCTGATTACATTTATGTGTGTACAGCCACTAACACATGGAAACGCGCTGCGTTGGCCACTTGGTAATATGGGAGAACTAAATAATGGCTAAAATTAGTAAGCCCGATATTAGCATTCAATGGGCGCAAGCTGGTAGCATTGTTGTTCCTAGCGATGTAAAGAAGCAAAGCGGTTGGGTTGTTGAGAAACCAGCTAATGAATACATGAACTGGATTCAGAATCGCCAAGACAGTGGTATTGCCTATGCTTACCAAATGGGGATTAGTGAATGGGACAGCACTACTGAATACCAATATGCTTCTGGATATGCAAGCTATGTGCAATACAACGGAACCCTTTATAAAGCGATTCAAACAGGCACTAACAAAGTCCCTAACGTTGAAACAGGATATTGGGCTGTGGCTTTTGATAGCTACGGTGCTGCTTCTACTGTTAATGCTTCCCTTACAAGTCATATTACCAATTATGGAACTTTGGCTGCACTTAGCAATGTAACAACAGCACGTTCTAACTTGTCTGTATATTCCATTGCTCAATGTGATGCTGCTTTCGCCCCTATTGCGGGGAATAGCGCACAGACATTCTTGGTTGGTTCTGCTTCCAGTGCTAATCACGCTGTACGTAAAAGTCAGTTTGATGCCAAGACTGGACAAGCCACTGAAACTACAGCAGGGATTAGCGAGATTGCTACACAGGCCGAAGTGAATGCTGGTGCTGATGACTTGGCTTACGTCACATCACTGAAGCTTGGTACTCATATTGCTACAAGGGCAGCTTCTGGTGCTGAAACAACAACAGGCAGTAGCACAACTAAATTCGTAACACCGGCAGCATTGAAGAGTGCTTTCACAGCCACGATTGGTGGAAGTGAAGTGAGTGTTCCCCTTCCGGGTGGACTTATCCTTAAAGCCGGTATCTACAACAAGGGGAGTGACTTTACATCCAACGAGCAAACCAGTATCTCGTTTGCTAGTGCATTCCCAACAGGTTGCTTGAATGTTCAAGTGACGTTGTATAACGTGAACAATGAAGCGGATTGTGAAATGGTTGTTAGCTGGAAGAGTGCTACAACAGCAGGATTTACACTGTGTGTAGATAATGTTGTGTCTGGTGGTAAAGGTAGGGCTGTAAGCTGGTTTGCAATCGGTTATTAACAAACAGGGAACATACAACATGACAGCAATTCAACTAACCGAAGAACAACTGAAGCGTTGGTTCCCTAAATGTAAGGAAACCAGAGATTATGTGGCAGCTTTCAATCAGCTTCTCACCAAGGATGGAATCAATGCCACACCAGACCGCCTAGCAGCCTTTTTAGGGCAGTTTGGACATGAGACAATGGGGTGGACTAAGTTAGTAGAAAACACCAACTATACGTCCCCTGAGAGGTTGATGGCAGTATTCCCTAGCAAGTTCCCTTCCTTGTACTTAGCCAAGTTGTATGCCGGGAAACCGGCTAACATTGCTAATCGTGTCTATGCTAACAAGTATGGCAATGGTGATGAACAATCTGGCGATGGGTATAAGTATCGTGGCAGAGGGGCATGTCATCTAACATTCAAGGACAATTACAAGGCATTCTTTAAAGCCTCTGGTGTGGATGTAGTACAGCATCCTGAGTTTCTGGAAGAGCCTTGGTATGCTGTCTTGTGTGGTGTATGGTGGTGGCAAAGCAGGTTGTTGAATGCTTGTGTTGATGCTAAGAGTTGGTTGGCGTTGACGAAAGGGATTAACGGAAGTGCTGCATTGGGTCATCCCGAACGGGAAACCTTACGGAAGAAGATATTAGCTGATTTGCTTTCTCAAGGAGGGGGGATAAAGAAATGAAATGGATTGAGTTTATTCAAAGGGCAATGTCTGATTCAAAGACTTCTTTTCCAAGCACCAAACGTCTTGGGTATGTCATTGGTGTATTTGTCGCTGCTATTACTTCTTTCACAATCTTGGGGATAGTTGTTGGCCTTAGTGTTAATGTTTCTGCTATTCAGTTTCAGTTTGTATATTCTACACTGAACGAAACGTTGTTATGGATTATTGGCTTCTTGATTGCAGGGGGTACACACGCTTACGTGTCAACCAAGAATACAGAGACTAAACTGAAAGGGAATATATCAAATGACACCTGAGCAACAACAAGACATTCTTAATCGTGTTACAAGGCTAGAAGCTGAGAAAGGGACAAACGATGTTGTCTTGAATGGTATTCAGAAAGTGCTGATGGATATTCAGACCAAGATTGATAAAGCTATTGTCTACAATGAAAAACATGATAACTTGTCAAAGGAAGTGGATAAGTTACGTGAAGATTATGACAAGAAGAAGCAGCAGATAGATC